GGCGTTGCTGGATGCCTCGCCAGATGCCTTGCCCGCCGCCGTGGCGGCTTCGGCGCAGGCTCGCGTGACTACCCCGCTCCAACCAGCGCGGTATGCCACCGTGACGCTCGGGAGCGGCTTCCAGTCGTAGTCCGCGGTAAATCTGATGCGTGGCACTAAAGCGCAACGCCAGGATACTGGATGTCCACGGCAAGAACCGTGGTCGATTTCGCCAGGCCGAGCTGACAGACATATTCCCCGCTGCCGACATCAGCCAGCGGGCAGATTCCACCGGGCGTATCGGACAAAAAGTAAGCGGTGCCGGCAGTCAGCGTGGCGCCCATCGTAAGGTCGCCGAACTTATGCACCGATACCGGCTGGTTGAGAGCGGCGCTATTTAGCGCGATGCCGGTCGACTGGCGCACCTCGGCGGTGGCGCTGTTGCTGTCTGCAAGTATCCACTTCTTGGTAGCCGCGCTCTTGTATACCGGCTTGCCGGCGGTAATCGTCTCGCCTGCGGTTCCGGATTCAATGACGGCGTTGCTGCCGGCAACAACGTTCGCGGCTGTGATCGTGAGGTCTGCCATTTTTGGTTCCTATGCGGTCAAGCCGACCAGTTTCGATTGGGAAAAAGCAGCGCGTCAACACCAAACGGGATCGCGCTAGGCGGTTTTTCTGAAACAGACTCGCGATTTTCGTACCAGCCGGACACAAGCAACAGAATTGCGTGCTTGATATCGGTGCCAACCACGTCGGTGCCGGACGTAAAGGCGATTTTCACCGCTTCCGGCTGCACTCTCGTGCTTGGCCAATTCTGATTGTAAGCTGGCAGAATGAAGCCGGAATCGCTTGAATCGACGCTAAAAACGCGAAAAACTGTATAATCTTGCGTATTTCCGTCGATATCGACGTACTCAACGTCTTGCACTGAAACAAGTGGAGGGCGCGGAATCACAATCCGCTCCGACGGGAACGCATCTAGCGTTAATTCCCAAGTCTGAACACCGAGGGAGATGCCGAGCCACCCACAAATCCACTTCGCGGCGGTGGAAATAAGCCCGTCGATATACAGATCGTCGTCACTATAATCCACGCGGAGGTGACGCTTCACGTCATCAAGCGAAATTGCAGCTCCCGCTTCGCTGGTAGCCCGGAGCGCCATGTTATTTCCGCCCCCTGGCGCGCCGGAGCGGAGCAGAAGGCGCCGGCTTAGGCGGGGTGTCATCGGCGCCGATCAGCGGCGGCTCCACCTCTTCCGATAAAGCCAGAAAGCCGGCGTCCTGCAGCCCGCGCGTCATGTGTCCAAAGTCGCGCTCGACACCAACTTCCAGCCACTCTGAGTTAATCCCATCAAAGGAGCATGGGAACGCCTTAATAACGACCGCCATGCAGTCCTCCGGTGATTGATAGGGGCGCCTATTATGGCGCCCCTATAACTCAGGAAAGGGTTGGAGTCGGTGCAGACCGCGGGTTGCCGAGCACAGCGACACCAGCAAGGAAAATGTTGCCGGAGTCGTTGCCGGAGGGCGTCACAGTCATGCGCACATAGCGCTTGCCGCCGACATAGCCGATCTTTCGGCACTCTCCGTCGTCCGCAAACGTGAAGCCGGCGCCGGCTTCCGTACCAAGCAGAAACGTGTCCGCGACGGCCGCGTTGTCGGACAGACCAGAGTTGTCGCCGTCTTCGACAAGAACCGCGAAAGTGGCGTTCGTGTCGGTGTTTGCGCCAGTAACCAGCGCAAGCTCGACCGACTCGTATCCGGCAGTGTCAATGATCGCGGAAACGATGGCGGTATTGTCGGTGCGCGCCGCGACAGGGGTAATAAGCGGCACGAAGTGCAGCTTGTTATGCAGATCCTTGGAAGCCATGTGGCTTTCTCCTGAAAAATGAATTGGAAAAAGGGGGTGACACACGCCACCCCCACCACTTAGCTCAGAGCGTCGCGCAGACCAGCTTGCGAATGGCTTCCGCCATCACCACCTGGCCACCAAGGCGACGGCGGAAAATGAACCTGACGTTGCCGCTGGTGGCCTGCGTGTAGGGATCGCGCAGCATTTCCATCTGGATGCGGTCAACCAACGTATAACCGCGGGCGAAGTCGCCGTAGGCAATCGGGGTCAGGCCGGCGCCTTCGTTCGGCATATCCGGCACTTCCACATAGGGATCGCCGTCGATGGTGTTCGGAGCGCCAACGGCGATGCCGGGCTGCCAGATGTAACCCTTGTCGGCGTCCTTCAGCTTGCGAACAGAGCCCATCGTGGTGCGGTTCAGCGCCCACACGGCATTGCGCGCATAGGCAGTCTTGAGCGCATACTTGAGGGTGAGCAGGCCGTTCGCCTGGCCGTCCGCATCCGCGATCGTGGTCGCAGTGCCGGAGTTGTTGGTGCCAACCCCAGAGGCTGTCAGGAAGCCCTCCGGCTTACCAACGCCGTTGCCGGACACAACCGCCGCGCCCTCGGCAACCGCGAACTGCTCGGTAGCTTCGAAGCTGATCTCGCTTTCGAGGTTGAACGCGGAGTCTTCCAGGTTCTGGTTCGAAATATCAATCAGGGCATAAAGCTCGTGGGTCGGGATTTCCCACATGCCATAACGAAGACCGTCAGTCTCGCTCTTGGTGCCCTGGTCGGCCACCCACTGCGCCGCGAACTGGCCGGTGCGCTTCGGGATCGTGACGGACTTGGAGGCAGTCTGTCGCACACGCACCATGCTGCGGACCGGGGACGTTTCCGTCACGGTCTTAAGGATTTCGCGCACATACTCGGCCGGGGCGAGATAGCCGCCGGTGGTGTCGTTCGAAATGCCCATGGCCTTGTATTCGGCGGCCACATCCGCAAGCGCCTTCTGCTGATCAACAGACAGGTTAGGCACACCAACGGTGTGGGCTCCAACGACGGCGCGCGCCCAATCGTTGACCTTCGCCTTCAGCTCAGACTTGCGCTGCTCGGGATCAGAAGAACCCTTGAGAGACAGGCGGTTGAGCGTGGCCTCAAGCTCGTCAACGTGCTTGATCTCGTCTTCCAGCGCCTTTTTGGCCTCAAGCAGGGCCGCGGTGTTCTTCTGGTTGGCGTCTTCGTGCTTGGCAATAGCCTGCTCAAGACGATCCACCTTGTCGACCAGAAGGACGTCAGCGCTGCCCTTCTTTTCGATGTCCTTGATGCGGTTATCGTTCGCGGCCTTGAATTCTTCAAAGGCCGTCATGACTTCAGCAATGGCGGTATCAGCCATGGTGTACTCCAATAGGGATGTGGGGTTAGGTCAGGGAGCGAATGCGCCCAGCTAGAGCCAGCAACGCTGCCTCGTCAGCCTTCCCGTCCTCGTCCCGAGGGTCTGGAAACGCCGCTTTGTAGCCACCAGAGGCCAAAGCCTTGGAGGCCGACACTGAGAACCCTACATCCCGCAGGAATTGCTCAAATTCTCGAATTGTAGTGATGTCTTCCGCGGCCGCCTTGACGTCTAGGACGCGGGAATATTCGTTCGACGGATCATCGACCAGAGACACCTCCTTAAGAGAGATGGAATCAAGGTTTCGCTTGATTTTCGAAGACCCGCCAGGGCCGGGGCGCGCCTTGTCCGGCCGATACCCGATGGACAGCCCGTCAAGAACTCCGTCTCTCATAAGCCCGTGAATGCGGCGCCCCATATCTGTGTCAAGGCCAGACAATTTGCCCTCGACATACAGCCCGTTTGCGTCTTCACGCATCAGATTCCACTTGCCAATCGGCAAGTCATAGCCAGTAAACGGGTTCAGAGCCGTGCCATGCATCAGTTTCATGGTCGGCAGCCGACCTTTTGCCGCCCACGACTCCAGCGTCGCCTTGAAGGCGCCGGGATGAATCACGTCGCCATGGCTATCAATTGTGCCAAATACAGCGCCATAACCCTTAAATTCGCCAGTTACGACGTCAACTTGGTCGGGCGCAAACTTGACCTGGATGCGTTCCAGCGTCATGCAGCAATACCTTCTTCTAGGGCTGGCGTATTTTCTTGTGATTGGTTGTCGTTTTGCGCAGGAGGAGCGACATTGGTGGGGTTTGGAAGCTCTGAGGCCGGCCCGCCCATCGCGTTGAAGTCCTCTTCGGCCCTCACCTCATCCTGGGTCATCCAGGCCCGCGAACCGCCAGCACCAAGCGCCTTCGAATAGTACTCGGCTCGGTCCTTGTGAGCGCCCCGGAGCAGCCACTTCATGTTAAAGTGTGCCTGGTAGCCCTCGTCTTCAGGACCATCTAGCAAGTCATTGTCAATGGACTGTTGAATTCGCTCGACCCAAGGGTGCAATGTATGAACGACGTGCGCCTGGAACACTTGCTCTGCGCTAGCAAACGTCATTGACTGGCTGGGGTGCCCGATCATTGCGGGAAATACACCGAAAGCGTGGCAGATTTGCTCAACCTGAAACCGGCGCGTCTCAAGATGCTGCGAATCCACGCCAGTCATCGTCTGCGGCGTCCACTTGAATCCCGCGTCAATTACGAACGGCTTATGCTTGTTCGTACCGCCGACCTGAGCGGCAATCCACGCCTGAATTTTCTTGTAATCGTCAGGGCCGATTTTTTGTTCTGTGGAGTAAGTCCCCGACATCTGCAGGCCATTGGCGTGCAGCTCTGCTTGCGTGTTTTCCGTCGCAATCGTAAGACCAATAGCCTCGCGAGCGCGCCGCACCGGGTCAAGACCCATCCACGTATCCCAAGACGGGCCGCGGACATGCCACACTAGGCTCTGCGGAAGCTCGATAGACGATCCGTCTAGAGCGGTGATGCGATATGTGATCGAATAGTCATCGTGCCGCGTAACTGTAATGTGCGCCGGATCAATAGTAACCAGTTCTTTTACGCGGCCGCGGACCATGTTCTTGTATGCGTAAAAGTTACCAGTCAAACAAAGATGGAGAATCATGGTTTCGCGAAACGCAAAACTCGTCATCCACTTGTTCGGCTTGCGATATAGAACGTTATAAAGCGGATGATCCGTAGCTGGGACCCAACCCTTGCCGTCGGGCAACTCGCGCATCACACGCAACGGAACCTGTGAGATGCCGTTGGCGATCACGCGAAGGCAGGCGTAAACAACGGAGACATCAAGGGCCGTCTGCCAATCAACGGGAACCCCAGCCTTCACTTGCTTCATGCCAAAATAGGCATCCCATTGCTGGGAAAAGCTAACGCCCTTGTGTTCAGTCTTTCGGCCTGCCAGCCAATCAAAAATGCCCATGCAGCACAATCCTTATTTAGGCGGCCGCATGGGCTTCGCTTTGTTCGTTGGGGTCTAGGACTTGCCAGAAAGACTTTGCTACCGGAGAGCCGCCATCCGAAGCCGCACCAACTGCCATCGCCAGTGCGACCGCAGCATCAATGCGCACCGATGCGCGTGTTTTGACGAACCAGCGATTACCCTGCGGGTCCGGCGGATGGTTGAAAGTTGCACCCATTAGCGCCGTCATCAGAACTGGACTGCTTTTCAGCCGGATTCGACCGTCAATGATCAGGTTTTCAAGCTCGCTGACAGATCCAGGCATCCACAAGCCAAGCGGCGGCTTTTCACCTGCGCGCTTGGCTGCTTCCAGCTTTTCTTCAGAGGGACGCCCCCGAACCTTGCCACCTTGAGGGTGCTGCACGTGCTCGACATCAATACCGAAAACATCCAACTCGTCCATAAACTTGGAATATGCGTAGTTGTCATACGCAATAGACTGAATATCATACAGCCGATCAAGCTCTGCAACTCTGGCCGCTACGACATCAAGTCTTGTCCTGGGGCCGGGAGGAGCCTGCAAATACCCATCATGCACCCAAACATCATACGGCTGCTTATCAGCCGCGGCACGCGCCTGCATGGTATCGCCAGGCGTCCACGCCTCAATCCAGGCATCATAGGTCGGCAGGTCTGCAGTTGCGCCGTCCTCGCGCTCTACCGTTTTGATACCGGTTGGAACGACGCACGCCACAACCGTCATATCTTTGGTGCCGGAAAGGTCGACACCCAAGAATAGCGGCCTGCCTTGATGCTCGGAAGGATCAAATGGCGCCATGACCGTTTCGACCGTTGCGCGCGGCATCCACGCCCTATCGGCGTCGGTCCACACACAAAAGTGCAGGCGCAAGATATTGTTGAGCTTGCCGGGCACCGCTGCGGCCTCAGCCACAACGCCCGCAAGGTATTCATCCGTGAGGATGGTGCCAAGTAGGGGGTTGGCCTTCACCCAACAGGACGAATCCACCATCGGATCGTCGCCCTTATCAAGCCCGCAGATGTAGGCAAACACGGTATCGCTACCGGCCCACGCCTCTCCCACATACGTGAAGTCATCATCAGGCGTCTTCGTGCCAGTGACCACCTGAACGGCGCGCGTCCGCTCCTCCCAGCAAACCGAGTTTCGGTCGCTGCCGGAGTTTGTGATCATCAACAGCAGGGGCTGACGGCGAAACTTAAAGCCGCGCTGCAGCATCTCCATGATGCCGCGGTCTGGGTGCTCGTGCACCTCATCACAAAGAGCGAAGTGTGGGCGCGGACCGGAGCCAGTCTTGCCCGCCTCTTTCGAGATTGGGCGGAAGAACGATCCAGAAGCATGATGCGCGATATTGAACTCTTTGCCGAGTCCGCCGCTGAACTTTAGGCGCGCATTGATGGCCGGCGCTTGCCGCACCATCTTACACGCGTCCTGAAACAGAATTTGCGCCTGATCCTTCTTGGCGGCCGCGGCGTATATCTGCGCTCCGGCTTCCTTATCAGCAGTCAGTCCGTATAGACCAACGCCGCCGGCAAATGGGGACTTGCCGTTTCCTTTTCCCTCTTCAATATAGACAGTTCGAAAACGGCGGCTCCCGTCATCGCGAACCCATCCAAATATCGACCCAAGCTTAAACGCCTGAGATTCGTGAAGAAGGAACGGCTTTCCATCAAACTGGCCGTCGCTGAGCTTCAACCGCTCTTCGAAAAACCTGAAAACACGTGTGGCAGCGTCATCATTCCAGTGGAACCCACGCTCGCCGCAACGCTCAATATCATCAAAATGCCGGCGGCAGGCATTCCTGACATGCGGCCCGGCGACTATTTTACCATCCAGCACAGCCCTGGCGTAGGAGTTGACGCGATCAAGTGCTGGTGTTTGACCTGGCCGCGCACTAATCGAGGAGGTCGTCTTTTTCCTCATCGTCATCGGGCACGTTTACCTTGGTGGCATCAGCCGGGTTCCCGCCCATCTGCCCAAGGCACTGGCGAAGAAGGTTCAGCGCCTGAACACCGACGTCCTGACCAGCGATCACGCGGCCATAAATGCTGCTGGCAATGGTGAGATGCGCCCGGTGCGAACCGTTGAGCCACGGCAGATCCTTGGAAAGCTCTCTCCAGGCAGTCAGGGCTTTGTTGTCATCAGTGTCGCGAACCCACCGCGGCGGCACGCCAAGCGGCGGCAGCCCCTTGGGCTCAGATCGCGACTTGAAGCGACCTGGGTCTTTGGTGTCTCGGCCCTCGGCCTTGGCTTTGGCGAGGGGTGTCCTCGGCTTGGCCATTGGTACACCTTAGGGTCAACATCTGAATTGCGGACGTGTGCGT